GCAACGGTCACCAATGCCTTGTCTTTTGTCGCCAACCGTGCCGGACATGTCAGGCTTTTCGCACACCAGCCGCAGTAGTCGTTTTCAACCGGCGCTGTGCCAACATTTGCCAGCACGCTGCGCACAAGGTCGTGCGCCTCTTGGTAGGTCCACCGCTTGGATACGACCTGTTTCTGGTCGCAAAACAGCAAGTGCGTTGTCCAGTAGCCGACAAAATAGTGCTGCATAAGCCCGAGAGCGTAGGCTGCCATCTGCGCGCTGTAGTCGTAGACCTGACCGGACTTGAGGTCGATTGACCATTGCCCGCGCACTGCAACGCCGTCAGCAGTGCCCTCGTGCTCCATGCCGACCGTCCGGACCTTGCACGCTGCCTCGTCGGTCGTCAGCCTGTCAGCGCCGCCGTTCAGACTGATACACCTGTCGATTGCCCAGCGGACGGCTGCGGCGTCCTCGTCAGATAGCTCGCGGGGGAACTCGCCCGTCGTCCATGCATCGCGAAATACTCGGTCAAGCATGGTTCCGCGTGCTGCTGCTTCCGAGGTGCCGGGAGCGCCCTCGTATTGCCCGCAGAGCGCGAGCTTAGGGAGTGATGAGTGTCGGATTTTCATTAGAATAGGCTGGGTTGAGCTTCGATATTGCGGAGGTTCGTGACGGCGTGTTCCGCGTAAGATTTCTTCAATTCCGATCCCACAAAGCGCCTTCCAAGAGTCAGCGCCCCGTAGCCTTCAGAACCGATGCCGGTAAACGGCGAGTAAACCAACTCTCCGGGGTTACTCCAAAGCGTGATGGCTCGTTCAATAACATCAAGTTGAAGCGGGCAAATGTGCTTTTCGTCAGCCTGATCGCGTGCCACTTCTCCGTTCAACACTCTGCCTTGGTCAACGGTCATCCAAACGGGAGATGCCACTTCCTGCCACCAAGAGACGGGAAACTCTGATCCGTCCTTTGTAACTGGCACCACTGTTTCTCCTGGAGCGCGAAATACGAGCAAGTAGTCAGCGCAACCAACTCGCGAACTTGATGAGTCGGTTTTAAGCGTCTTGTGTAGCAGCCCGTGCGCTTTGGTGCGCTGCATCTCTGTTACAGGACTCTTCCAAATGCAAATGCGGCTGTGAAAAAGGAAGTCGTGCTTCCAAAAAGCGCGGATGATCTCGCCGCTGAAGTCTTGAAACTGGATTGCGCCGTGCTTCCATTTTGTGGAAAGCAAGTCCACGCAATGCACTGCCACTTCGCGCCCTGGTTGCATAATCCGTTTGATCTCTTGGATCAAGAAATCAAAATGCACCATGAAATCCGCCATGGAATCGCAGTTGCCCATGTCTTGCGGATCGTTTGAGTAAGTAAACAGGTCAGCAAACGGCGGGCTAAAAACTGAGAAGTCAATCGAGCCCGTCGGGATCGTCTTGGCAACACGCACACAGTCCCCGTGGTGCACGGCCCAGTTTTTGCCTGAGTAACTGTCCACTCCGGTCTTTGCTTCTACTGTCTCTGACTTTTGAAAAGTCATCTCTGCTGCTGCTAGTTTCATTTGTTCCTGCATTTGTTCATGTTGTTGGATTTTGCGTCTGATTGATTGAAGGATGGCTCCTTCCGTCTTTGCCTGCACTATGTAGGCATTCACCTCTTGCGTTTGCCCAAACCTGTAGGAGCGTCTGAGAGCTTGGTAGAAGTCCTCAAACGAGTAGCTAAGTCCCACAAATGCCACATTGCGGCAGTGCTGCCAGTTAAGACCAAATCCGGCAATGCTCGGCTTGGTAATTATGACGCGAGCTCGGCCTTGGCTGAAATCGGACAGCAAAGACTCTTTGCGCAATGGCGCATCTGATCCTCGCACTTCGATGGCATCCGGGATTCGCTGCGCGAGATTGTCGGCCTCGTCGTTTGTGTTGCACCAAACAATCCAAGGTTCGTCCGATTTATTGACGAGATTTGCCACCGCATCGGAGCGGTCTGCTGAGGTCATGCGCATTTCGCGGTGCATCGTGGTCGCTGATAGTGTCGCGATACGAAACAAGTCCTCCCCGGTGTCTGTGCTGATGTCAGCGTCCACCAGAATCGTTTGCATGTTGAGTGCTGGCAGATCGTACCCATCGTTTTCAAATCCAATATCAGACGGCTTTGAAACGCACGCTGCCCAAGATGCCAGCCATTTCCAAAACTGGCTCTCAGCGTGCTTTTTGAGCCGCCAGTCCCCAGTGTTGAAGGTATCGTTGACAAAGAATGTGGCGAGCATTTGAGCGGGTGAACAAATGCCAAGAAAATCAGCATGCTGCCCCAGTTCTGTGTAATCATTCGGCGATGGCGTAGCAGTACACGCGAGCCTGTAGGGAGTCTGCGAAAAAGCATCTGTCAGTGCTTTTCTTGTCTTGCCCGTAAATGATTTGAGAATGCTGCTCTCGTCCAAAACCACCCCGGCAAACACTGAACAGTCAAAATGCTCCAGCTTCTCGTAATTGGTAATCCAAACTCCTGGCGCTGTAATTTCGTCGCCGCTGGCAATCTGCTTTGCTTCGATTCCAAACTTCTGCGCTTCCCTAGCAGTCTGTGATGCCACAGCAAGAGGGGTCAGAATAAGCACGCTGCCGCCTGTGTGCCGCACTACCTGGCTGGCCCATTCAAGCTGCTGTGCAGTCTTGCCAAGACCGCAGTCCTCAAACAGTGCGCAACGGCCCTTCCTGACCGCCCAACGGACGATGTGCGCTTGCCAGTCAAACAGTGGAGCGATGATTGGCAGAGGTTCAAAACCGGCATCCCGCACGGTCTTTTGCTTTGTTAAAATGTAGTCGTCGTAGTTCATTCTTTCAGTTCGGTTCAGTTTTTCTTCCGGCTTTTGCCCAGCTCGCGCATCTTCCGGCGCGCAGCCTCTTTTGTGCACGGTGCCGTGCATGTCTTGGCTGGCAACCGAGTTCGTGTGTATCTCCACGGGAACTCTACTCCGCACACCGTGCAAATCTGCGGTGGCCTTGGCTGCCGACGCAATGCCGCCTCGGTGACCTGCTTCGCCTGGTGCCTGCGCCCGCACTCCCGAGTGCAGCAAATCTCCTTGTTCGCGCGCTGGAACATAGTGCCGCAGTGCGCGCACGGTTGCTTAGGGCGATCAGCAATCCGGCAATCCCGGCATGCGGTCAGGTTGATGTGGATCACTGCACCGCACTTGCACGGCTTCGTCATTGGCCCCGTGTAAACCAACTTCGGCTTGGGCGGCAGCACAACCGGCTCTGGTCGCTGAATGAGTCCGGCTTTAATGGCAGCCTCCACGGCTGCGGGAAAAGATGCCAGCAGTTGTTCGTGCGTTTCTGGCTCTGGCTCCGGTTCCGGTAATTTGACCAGCCCCTTGGCAATGGCTGATTGAATCAAGCGTGGCAGGTCCAGCAACTGGGCTTTTGCCACTTCCTGCGGCGTCCAGTCCCGCACTGCGTAACTAGTGCGCGTCGCGGGACTCCAGCACGGCTTGCCGTTCATTGACCCGTGCATCCCGCTCACAGTAAATCTCCCTTCCAGAGTGCGCCAATGGTCAGGATAATCAGCGCGGCGATGGTCAGAGCCTCGCCTAGGCACTCGGCGCGCTGAATTGCAACGAGGTCTGCCAGCAGTAGGCAGCCAAGCCCGCAGGCGTAAACCACGGACCGTTTGCGGCGGTTGGGATTCGGCGGTTTTTGCGGGCCTTGGTACGGGCCCGAAGAATAGTGTGATGTGCTCATCGGATTAGCGGGCAAAGATTGCAGTCTCAATGCGCACCACGGTCAGGTCGGTGTGCATACCTTCGCGGCGCAAAATACGCTCTGCGCCGCGATATGTGAGCCGCCGCGAACGGATAATATGGCGAGTGGATTGCTCGCCGGTTGCGCAGTTGGAGAGGGTGATCGTGTGGAGGATGTTCATCGTTTTTGGGTTTGGTTTCAGTTGGAATTACCGGCCAATCTGCGCCGCCGTAAAAATGCGGCGCTCGGACCAGAGCGGCTGGCCAGACTTGCCGGTGGCGGTAATCGTGGCGCTGTAGCTGCCATCCTTGCGGCGGCGGATGTTGCTGAGGTATCCGGTGCCGTTGCGGCCGATTTTGTAGGGTGCGAGGATCGTGTTCATTGTCGTTTTTGGGTTTGGTTGTTCACTCTCAGACGAAGGACGGCCTCGTCAGCACCCGCCTTACGGGTGGACGCCCCCCAGAGGGGGCGTTTCGGCCTAAAAACTATGTTGAATCACTCGCCAACCGCTGCCCAACAAATCGAGAGCCAAATTATTTGCGCGCTCAGGGCTGATGATTTCGGAATAGAGTGTAGTGTTGTTGAGGGTCTCTTCGAGCACTACGAGCCCGGCGTACGCCCAAGAATCGGTGAGAGTGATGATAGAGGTGATGTTGTTGCGTTCGATGGAGAGCTTCGTTGTCATGGGCTTAACTATACGCAGCAAAACACGCTTGGCTAGCTATTTCTTTCACTTTTTTTTGCACGCTTTAACGCGTTTATTTCCCGTGCTTTAGGACGCGGCTTGGAAGCATTCCTGCGCGCTGCCTCTGCTTTTTTTTCCGATTTTGCAGCGCCTCCAAGCCGTCCGATCTCCCGGCAATGCTCGCGAAGTGTTTTTTCAGTACTCATTTTTCCTGTAAACGGTTGATTTACTGGTTTTTCTGTTGCTCAATTTTTTCTAGAAACAGCTCGGCTGTCTTTGCAGCTACAGAGAAGACCAACGATCCCGATTTTGGCGTGCCGGTGCAAAAAAAGTGCCCGTTTACTTCGGCCACCACCAGTAGCCTAGTCGCTTTAACATGGTCAGCCGTAAGTTCGCCCGCCGTTTTGAGCGCCAGCGTAATGCGGCGCGATTCCTTTTTTGTCATCCTTGCAAGCTACCAAAGCTCGCTTTGCTGTCAAATTACTGTCGCAAGTGCCTTTGTTTCAAGAGGGGAAACTACAAAACCCTGTCGCAGGCTCTCCCTGCGCACCATACGGTCACCTGCGGGGACTCAGTCCCAAATCATTCGCCGAGCATTGCTAGCCCAGCTTCAAAAAGATCGGCTTCCTCGTCCCTGCGTCGCCGCAGTCCCCGAGACTCCGGCCAGAGCCGCTTCATGGCGCGGAACTGGTCTGGAATCGGTTTCCACTCCCGCACCCGCATGAGGTCGCGGATGGCTGCCATCTCGATGCGCCGGTCGCCCACCAAGGACGGGCCACGGTTGAACACCAGCGAGACCAGCGCCGCCGCGCAGTCTCCCGGGAGATCCACGAGCTGCGGGTAAACTCGGAGCGTGCGCAAGTACCAAGTCGGGAGCGTTGTCTCCTCAAACACGGCCAGAGCAGCAGACCATGGGATGACCAAGTGCCGGACATGTGGCAGTATAGCCCGTGCGTTTTCACCTTTCCTGCCAGAAACGCCGACAAGCGCCGCCATGGTCTGACTGTCCAAATGTTTTGCCCACGCTCTGGTAGTTTCGATCACCGGCGTGTGACCGAGATCCCAGCCGATACCTATCGTGACGCCCGATTCGCCGCCGGGCCACTCTGGGTTCCGGTCGTACAGGCTCTCTCCGCCCGTTTCCCAAGCGATCAGTGCCTTAATCCCCCGTGTGCTGATATTCATCGTCGTCATCGTCCTCTTGTGTTTGTGGCTCTTCTCCAGTCTCTTCCGAAAACCGCATGGCTTGGTAAAGCCGCGCAAAAAGGCTGCCAGAGCCCGCTTCAAAAGTCGTGTAAGTGTCGGTGTCCGAGTCATGCGCAAGGATCTGGACGCAATCAAAGTGCTCGCCGATTTCGGCAGCCATACGCTCAATGAACTGCTGCTTTTCGTCTTGGGTCATTGCACAAAGTAGTGCTTTGCCAGCACCCGTTTGCCGTCGTCAGTCGTGGTCATGTACCGAGCACTATTCCATTTCTT